TACCAACTTGACGCTGGCGAGGAAGTCACCGTCGAAATCGATTCGTTGGACAAAGTGTGGGTAATCGGCGGCGCTGCCGCACAGGGCTATTCGTGGCTTGCGATCTAAGGGTTAAAGCATGTCGATCAACCTGACCCACTACGGCACACTGCAAGAGGCGCAGGAATACTTCGAGAACCGCTTGCACGAGACAGCTTGGTCCAAGGCTCAGGTTGCAGATCGGCCGAAAGCGCTTCGAGCAGCGACCCGTATCATCGACACCTTAAACTTCAAAGGCGACAAGCACACGGTTCACGTGCTGCTTGAAGCAAATGAAGATGCCTCCGAGGATGAGATTCGAGCAGAAGAGGCGGCCCAGGCATTAGAGTTCCCTCGGGGTGCCGATACCGTCGTGCCCGAAGCGATCCGGTTAGCTTGCTATGAAATTGGACACTCTCTGCTGGACGGAAAAGACCCCGAGCTTGAGCTTGAAAACCTCGGCATCATTTCATCGGGCTTGTCTTCAGTTCGCACCACGTACAACCTGGCACAAGTGCCCATCGAGCACATCGTTAATGGTGTGCCGAACGCCCTAGCCTGGCGTTACCTGCGTCCGTTCCTGCGGGACGAAGACGCAATCAAGTTATCGCGAGTCTCTTAACTCGCTGACCACTGCAAGAACCCTTACTTGCATTGGCATTCGTTCTTCATAGGGGACCAAAGGATTCCACGCATGTTTGATCGTCTGTATCTGTCCGCGCCCGTATTGGTTTGCTTCGAGGGTGACGAGCCGCCGGCTGGCGACCCGCCTCCCGCTACGCCTCCCGCTACGCCGGCCGCCGGCAGCGCCGCGACCGAGTTGTTCCAGGGGATCGCGTTTACGCCGGAACAACAGGACAAGATGAACAAGATTTACGCTGAAGAAAAGCGTAAGCATCAAGCCCAGTACAAGGCGATCGAATCGCGACTTCAAGAGACGCTCAATACAGCGAAGCTCAGCCAAGACGAGCGAGCCAAGTTGGAAGAGACGCTCGACGGCGTGCGAAAGGAATTGCTTACCAAGGAAGAGAAAGCCAAGCACGAGAAGCGGAAGCTCGAAGAGGAATACACGGCGAGGATCGCCGAACTTGAGCGACGCGCCTCGACGGCCGAGCACCGTTACACCGATTCCGTGATCCATCGCGCGTTGCTCGATGCGGCCGTAGTCGGCGAAGCATTCAATCCCGAGATCGTCGTCACCGTTCTCAAGCAACACGTGAAAATGGAGAACGACCAAGTGGTCATCGACTTCCCTGATGAAGAAGCCGAGACCCGTAAACCTATCGTCACCCGCCGGACCCCGGCTGATGCAGTGTCTCGTATGAAGGAACTCACCGATAAGTACGGTGGGTTGTTCAAGAGCAACATCGTTAGCGGCGTCGGCGGTTCATCGGCTACTGGTGGCCTGACACCGGGTTCGACAATTGATGTCAAGAAATTGACTCCTGAGCAGTACCGAAAGATTCGGAAAGACAACCCCGAGCTTCTCGGTCTCAGTGCTCGCCGCTAAAGCGGCATCTTACCGGGATCATCCGGGTAGTAAATCAGACGACAAGGCACCCGCGCCAGTCGTCGTAGACATCTTCGCGGGGTCTGCGTTGTAAACGGTCTATTACCCCATTCCGATAAGGAACTGCAATGAATCCCATGTATCTCGCAACGGCGATGCTTGTGTGCTTCGCCAACGACAATGACGCCTACATCCCGGAGAAGTGGGCGAATGAAGGGTTGGCCATTCTCGAAGAGAAGATGATCATGGCAAACCTCGTCCACCGCGACTTCGAGAGCGATATTCGCGAATTCGGTGACGTGGTCAACACGCGCCGACCTGCCGAGCGCACCATTCGTCGGCGTACCGACAACGACGATTACGTCGCCAAGGACGTGAGCGCAACGAATGTCCGCGTGCCTCTCGACCAGTGGTTCTACGACTCGTTCATCATCAAGGATGGAGAGGCCAGCAAGTCGTTCCAGGATTTGGTGACGATCCATCTGCAACCGTGCATGGTCTCCATCGCTCGCGCGATCGACCGTACGGTCTTGGGTCAGGTCCACCGATTCCTCAAGACGCCTTCGCAGCGCGTCGGCCGTCTCGGAGCCTTTGGTTCCGCGAACGCCAAGGACTTCGTGATCGAAGCCGGTGAAGTGATGGACAACGAGAGGGCGTACGAGGAAGGCCGCAAGCTGCTCGTGTCGTCTAACACCCACTCGGGCTTGCTGAAGACCGACATCTTCATCAAGGCCAACGAGCGTGGTGATAGCGGCTCCGCATTGGAGCAGGCCCGCGTGGGCACGATCTTGAACTTCGACGTGATGAAAGCGTTGAATATCAAGAACATCACCACGACCAACGCGGATATTGCCACAGGAACCGTGACCAACGCTCTCGCAGCGGGTGGTTCGGGTTCGCAGGCCGTGACCATCACCGGTTATCAGGTCAACGTTGGCGAGTACGCCACGGTCGCCGGTAACGACCAGCCGGCGCACATCACCGCCGCCACCGTTGGTGGCGGTAACACCACGGCGGTCACGCTGAACGAAGCCAATAAGTACGCCACCCTAGCGGCGGCTGTCATCACGGCATACAAGAAGTGCGACGTGAAGGGGGCATTCGACGTGGGCCACTCCAAGGAAATCACCGTGGACGGCCACACTGCGAGCAAGCCTCCGCAAGTCGGTCAGTTGATCTCGTTCGGTACGGGCGCAAGCCGCAAAACGTACATGGTCATCGAGGCAACTGTCGTCACCACGACCGAGACGAATCTGTTGCTCGACCGTCCGCTCGATGCGGCGCTGGCCGACAACGATCTGGCGTTCCCCGGTCCGGCCGGCTCGATGAACCTAGCGTTCCATCGTGACGCGATCGCCTTGGTCACCCGTCCGCATCGGACGCCTGACGCCTCTCTCGGCGTCCGCGCTGCCGTCGCTGCGATGAATGGCCTCGGTCTGAACGTCACCATGCAGTACGACTCGACCAAGGGTGGTACTCGGGTGAACTTCGGCATCCTCGCGGGCGTTGCCCTACTGGATGAGAAGCTCGCGACGTTGGTTCTGGGTTAAGCCCAACATCCCTGTCATCTGCGGTGCTTGCCCCGGAGCAATCCGGGGCAAGCGCCCTTTCTTTGGGGGTGCCAGCATGGAGTTCTTGGAAGTCTTGAAACTGTTCGGCCCCACGGCCGGTGCAGTTGTGTTTTACATCTGGCGCGACTGGAAGCGCGAAGACCGACTCACATCTCGAATCGAGAAACTCGAAGCCGAGCAAAGAGAGGTCATCCTACCCCTTGTCGAGAAGACAACCACTGTCATCGCTCTGAATACGTCTGTAATGCAGCGAATTGAAGCTGCATTGGAGAAGAAGGCAAGACTGAACGATGGCGAATCGAAATCTTGATCAACGAATGCGGGCCGTCCTGTACTCTCTGAAAAGGGAGTACGGCGGTCGCATCGACCTTTACAAGCAGGGCGCTGTTACTTCAGATGCCCGCACGGGTGCTCGAACGATAGAGCGAACCGTCACGCCCATTGACCGAGCAATTATCCTTCCAGCCGATGTTGCTCGCCGCGAGATTCGAGGAATCTCGCTTATCTCCGCGAACAAAACGCTCGTCACAGGCGGTGGCTACGACAACTCCACTCGCGTCTTCATTATCGACCGACGTGACGTGCCGGGTTTGTCAATCACCAAAGACGACTGGATCGTGTTTGAAGGAAAGAAATACGAAATCCACAGCTTTGACGACTTCGAGTTCGACACGTGCTGGATCATTACCGCGAAAGCATTGCTGGGTGAAATCCCGCAACAGATACACCTTCTAAGTGCCGACAACCTTTTGGACTTGTCCTCTACGACTGCGGCGGTCGTTCAATAAGGGAGAGCGACATGCCTGCAAACCCTAATTGGGCACGCTGGATTTTTGCGTCATTAGCGCACCATCTCAAAGAGGTCGCGACTGATGCAAATCTACCTGTCATCGTCGAAGGTCTTGATGATCGGGCAGATGCGTTCATGCAAGCTACCGATCGCTTGGAGATTCGGATCAACG